AAGTCTTTGTCAATGGAGACGATAATCGTTTCCTCATCCATCTTTTTGTCCGTTGCCAGAATTGATATGACGTCATCAGCTTCTAAGTTCGGCCATAGTTGACCGTCCATTTCTTCTATTATCCACTTCTTTACTTGTTTTAATATGATAGGTAATCGACTCTTTGATCTGTTAGATTTGTAGTCGGGATTAAGAATACGACGATAGTTAGCACGATCAGTCAAAGCCATAACGATGTCGTCTGCTTGTAACTTCTCTTTGAACTGTTCGACGCGATTAACAATACGTGCTTTGGCTAGTGCCATGTCTGCGTGTACTGTCCACATCTCCTCCTTCCACTCAATTGATTCCTCGGCTATTACTGATGCTTCAAACGCTAACACGTCAGCATCAATCAATAATGTTTTATTCATAATATAGGCTCCAGTTGTCCTGCCATTTCTTGTACTTCGATGTACTGTCCGGTGCTGGATTTAGTTTTACGGTTTTAGATTGTATTTCATTTCTTGGTATCATCCACCACGTATCAATAGGTACAACATATATACCAACAACATCGATGTCGTGTGACATATAGTCTTTATTCTCACAACCAACAGACGTAACACAGCTATAACAATTCTTAGCTGGAGTAGCCCGTGTGTTGGTTGCTTTGATTTGTACCTTCAGGGTTCCTGCTGGGCACGTGACGATTGAGTCCCACGGCATTGGTGTTACAGGTAGGTGTGGTTCAAAGTTCCGTTCCAAACATTCAGTGATAAACTTTTGTTCAGCTATTGCTCCTGTTCGCTGGGATGATGAGGACGGCATAGGTAGGTTGAGGTCAACAGTATCGTATAATTCTGCAACCTTCAAGTGCCAATCGTATTCAAGCTCTAGTGTGTCTGTGCCCACGTCTCTCCGATCTTTGCTTCCCCATCCAACATGACATTTAGTTTTAACTCTTTACCTGCACGTCGTATTGCATCAACAGCTAACTCACAGAACACACTTGCTTTATCAGGTTGTATCTCTGCTTGGAACTCGTCGTGTACATTAGCAACAAAGCTGTACTCTCTACCGTGTTGCCACTTCATTTGATTAAGACGAGTGAACAGTTGAAGTAACGCTACCTTCATACACACAGCACCTGCACTCTGTAACAACATATTTAATGCAGCGTGTGGTGAACGAACAGGAAGTATACGACCATCCAATCCAGTCAGCTTGTTGCTTCGTTGTACCTTTTGTTGCACATCTGCTTGTAATCTTTTCAGTGCTGGTAGGTTACTCAGGAACTTACGCTTTAACATCTGTCCTTCTTTAGCACTACCACCCACGATCTCTCCAATCTTAGCGTCACCTGCTCCGTAAAGAAAGGCGTAGATAAATGTCTTAGCTTGATCTCGTGTCTCTAGTCCTGCTGCTTTCTGATTCAGTGTGTGTATGTCTCCTTCGATAACTGTCTTAGCATATTCTCCTCCGTCATAGTAAGCTAGGTAATGAGCAAGCATTCGTAGTTCTAAACCACTAGCGTCACACCCGACTAACTTGTACCCGTCTCCTGCTTTAAACAACTCACGACATTCCTCTCCGTACTCAGCACGACAAGCAGGTACTTGAGCTACGTTAGGATTCTGATGGGTACAACGACCAGTGACTGCACCGTTTGTGTTGACCCGTCCGTGTATTCGTCCGTTCTTTTGTAGCTTTAACCACGCTTGATTACCCTCTGATAATTGTCCTAACCTCTTGGTAACCAACAAGTAATCACACAACACCTCAGCAAACGGATGCTCAATACTACGCAACACAGCTTCGTCTACCTTGGGTGTCTTAGCGTCAGGTTCTATCGGTAGTTCGTACCCTAAAGACGATAAGCGTTCAGCTATCTGCTGACGACTACCGGGATTAAACGGTACTATCTTAGTTTTGTTAGCTAACTTGACTGCATCTTTGACTAACGTCTGTTTCAAGTTACGACTCTTCAGTTGCTTCTTTAGTTCCGTCTTGGTTGCAGCTGAGATTATTTCGAGTCCGTCGTTCCATTCAATCTCTAACGACCAACCACTCGGTGTCTTCATCTCCTCTTGCTTGGATGGAAACTCTTTCTGTAGTTTATCCAGTAGATCAGCACGAACACTAGCAAGTTTCATCTCCAGTTTCTCTGCTTTCTCTATGTCGAACGCGAACCCTTGCTTCTCTTGTAGCCTCATCAGGTACGCAAACCAATGCTCGATTCCTAACATCCTTGGATTGGGTTTACTGCTCATCAGATAATCATACAGCAGCTGTGTTACGATTGTGTCCCGCTCACAGTACTTCCTCATGTCCTCGTTGTAACTGTCAAACGCTCCGTCTTCCTCTCCGTATGATAGCTTAGTTAGCTTGTCTAACCGTAACCCCCATGCCTTTAACGAGTGACTACCTACTAAAGTCTTATCAAACTTATGTCGTAAGAAGTCGTCGTTGCGTACATCAGGTACTATACACCTAGCCATGACCATCGTGTCCAATACTTTAACAAGCGGTGGATGGAAGCTGTACAGTTTACCCAGAGCAGGTATGTCAAAACCAAGGACGTTGTGTCCGACGATATGATCTGCCTTAGCTAACTCATTTAGTCCGTTTCGTATGCCAGCACCGTGATATGTTATCATTTTGGGTGTGGTAGGATCGTAGATAGATAGACAGTGAACCGTGTCAAGATCTGTCAAGTTCGACCAGTCCTCTATCGCGTTTGTTTCGATGTCAAAGAATAGTGTTTTCATGGTCCTTATTTCGCTACAGGGAACTTCTCATTCGGATAGCGAACGGACCTCCAGTAAATATTCCTTATTGTTTTCCCATCCCGCACTGCGTTCCATGTTTTAATTAAAATAGCCCTTAAAACTTTAGATGTAATTTTAGTATTATTTAATCTAGTGACTATAAGTTTATTTCTTAACACAGCCACGGGATCATTCTCACTAAGGTTGTTACCAGTCACTAATTTATCCATAAACTTATCAGCTAACTCTGGGTCTTTCAGTGAGAATATATAATGAAATGCACATACGTGAGACAATGGAACTAAAGACTTGCAAGACGGTGCAACAAACCTAGCAACACTCTTTCTTATATTTGGATGCCACTCTAGTAATTGTTGTACCTTAATATTTGTAAGTTGTGTACATACATCCTTTTCGCCCTCCCCAATCTCATTATAGTAATAATGTATAACCCTGAGAGACGAAGATAAAGCTACATAATTCTTTTCTCCTTTTACACATAAGGTATCTCCATTGGTTCTTTTCTTTCCTACATCTATAGTGTCGAAGCAATCACTATCTGCTCCTTCTATTACAAATGATTCAAAAGGAGTGTTCGCTAAAACACAGGCAGCTAAACGGTGTTGTCCATCTAATAAAACATCATCGCTTAGTGTTATTGTTTCTCCGTTAAGTTTCCAATTACCAGAACGCATTTCATCCGCTAATAAATTAACGTGACGAGGATATAATGGTCTGTTTCTAGTGTTAAGTTTTAACAGACGCTTGGCTTGGAGAGGATATATTTTTTTAATTTCTGCTTTCATTTTTATTTTATCTATTTCTTTTATCATTTTTAGAATGGGTTGTTAGTTGTTGTTGTATCTTCGAAGACGTTCTTATCTTCTGTGTATCGTCCGGTTTCTGTGTCGTAGTTAAGTGTGGTGCAATGTCCTGTCTGTCCGCTGAATCTATTCTTTAACACACGAACACGGGTTTCATTGCTTGTTGTCTCAGCTTGTTGATTCCTCTCCAGTCCTATGACCATGTCACTTAGTTGTGCTATAGCTTGACTGCCTCGTAGATGGTGCAGACTTACTCGTCCTCCCTCCTCGTGACCGCTATCCACTCGCTTCAAGTGACTGACCAACACCATACCACACCCTGTCTCTTCAACAAGACTACGCAGTTTGGTCATCGTGTTATCAATCAATCGTCGTTCGTCATCTCCTTGTATCCCACTGATAACAATGCTTAGGTGATCTAGGAATATCCATTTACAATCGAATCCTTTTATCAGATAACGTATCTTACCCAGCAAGTTGTCGCTGTCCATACTTCCGAAGTGATCGTAGGTGTAGAACTTTCCGTTCCCTACCGTCTCTTCAAACGCAGGACGTAACGCTTCCGTATCTAGTTGTTCGTCTTCTAAGTGTAATGGTTTGTTCAGATGGATGCCCATGATGCCAAGAGCTGTACGCCTGACGGATTCCTCTAGTGCTATATAACCTACCGTCTCGCCAAGACCTAGCAGGTGATGAGCAACCTCACGGCAAAACAGAGACTTTCCTATTCCACTACCCGCGCATACCGTAACTAATTCTCCTAGTCTCATACCGTGGGTTAACTCGTTTAAACTATAGTACGGATACGGCACAGCTTTATGTTCCTCAGTATTACTTACCAACTCCCACAAGTCCTTACCGTTTACGATTCCGTCAGGTCTGTACTCTCTTGCTTCATAAAGACACGACACCAACTCTTTCGAC